GTCATCGCCGCTCGCGCCACCAAGGACCGAGGAAAGATTCGTTTTCAGCACACCAACCGAGAACCCGGCGATCAGGTCCGATACACTCTGCCGCGTGCGTAGCCAGTTCTCGACATAGGGCATTGCCATCTGCGTCAGCGACAAGCCGCCGAAGTTGTATGACGGCTTCAGCAGATCCGGTACGTCGCGCGAAACGAAGTTCAGCAACCGGCTGTGGTGGACCTGCTTGCCAAGCACAAACCATGACGTCGGCCGGTAGAAGTTCGGCGACATCGGGTTGTCGGTGTTGTACTCGTAAGGCGTCGTCCAAACCGGCTCGATCACCTTGAATCCGGTCAGCGATCCTTCGCCGATCTTCGCCTTGTCGCGAACCAGGACAGTCTTCAGCTCATCAGGATCCGCGCTGGCCAACGTCCCGCCATTCGGCGTCTTGACTTCGATATACACCTGGGCGCGGCCAAACAAACCATCCAGCTCAGCCGCATCGCGAAACACGCGACGCAAGCGAAGCCGTTTCATTTCCGACTCGATCTGCTCGATCTGTTCTGACTTGTCTTCGTCGCCAGTCGATTCCAGCTTGATCCACTTGCGCGTCATCTCCTTGGCGATGACTTCGGACATCTTGCGGTATTCAGGACGCTGCGCGAGCGCGGACAACTCGGGATAGCCCATGAAGCCGATGCCGCCGCCAGCCGATCCAAGGTAGTCGAATACCATCGGCATGGCGGAGTCTTGCGCGAGCGTTGCACCCTCAGGAACAACGCCTTTCGGCAATTTCGGCTTCTCGAAGCGGCGCTCCACATCGACTCCGGCTTTGGTCGCGGCATGTGCCAGCGCCATAGCCGAGATCTTCAGCTTCGCGGGTTCGACTTCCACCTTCGCAGCCGGCGCGGAATTTTTTCTACGTGTGCTCATGCTTTCCGCAGCGCGTCTGCGCTAATGGCCATTGGTGCATCAATCGGGGCAAATGCCATGATGAAAGCGTCTGCCAAGTTCGGCGACACCACATCGCGCTTAGCCAGGTCCTTTTTGCTTTCCACTTTGACGCGCCCCAATTGGTCGTAATCTTTCTTCGGAGTCGACAGTTCATCGATCAACTGCTCGACATGCGGCATGTCGGATGCAATGCTGATCAGCTCATCCTCGTTGAACTGATGCCCGTTCCTTACCGCGTTGTATGTATTACGCAGGCGATCTGCCACCAGCCACCAGGCTTGCGCCTTGATGTTGGAAAACATGTCCTTGTTCTTGATGCCGCGCGAGTATTCGGCTTCCGGTCGCCAGACCGATCCGCCAGCATTGAACTTGCTGTAACCGACTCTTGCGCCGCCTTGATTCAGTTCAGCGAACTTTGCGCCGGCCGATGCGCCGACACCGATGGAGTCGTACACAATCGACGCCGATCGCTCTCGTGCCGCGTGATGCGTTCGCGTGCAGGACTTGAGAAGTTCATCTTCCCCAGCTTTCCATTGGTCAGCCCACGAAGCCAGCATGCCATGCGCGTAGATGTTGGCGCACTTGTCGGCGCCACTGTCCGCAACGTCGAACCCGAGCCGCTTGCGGCCCTTCGGTTCAATGCCGAGCGCCTTGTGCGCATCCAACGCGGCCATCAACCAACTGCGCTTGATGATCGCGTTTTCATCATCTTGTTTTGGCACACCCAGATAGATGTGCTCGTATTCCTCGTAATCCTCGGCTTTCGCAGCTTCGATCACGTCCCGCATGGTCTGCGAGAGGAACGGGTTTTCGTCGTAGTTGATCTTGCGAACGACGGTATTCGGCGGCGGATTCAACACGAACCGCTTGTAGGCGAAATCCGTTGCCAGCCTGGGATTGAAGATCACCCAGATCTGCGAACCTTCCTTGCGGATCGTCGCTTCGAGGATGTTCCACTGCTCTTCAGTGAGGTTGTGCGCTTCCTCGATCCAGAGAATGTCTATGCCTTCCAGCGACTTGATTTCGTCGATAGATCGCCACAGCCCATAAAACATGAACTCGCTGCCGGTATCGCGCCCGATGATCTTGTTTTCCAAGATGCGGAAATTCGGCAACAGGCCGAACCGCTCAATCTGGTGCTTCAGTAGCGTGTAGACCGATTCTTCAATCTTGTTCTGGAACTGGCGCACACACAGCACGCGCAGCTTGTAATTCGATGCCAGGAAGGTAGCAAAGCCGGCCGCGTCCCATGACTTCGATGATGCGCGCCCGCCGTATAGAACTCGATTGCGCGCTGGCTTTACCCAAAAATCACGAAGCGCCGGATTCAGCGTTGCCGAGTTGAGCGCCATAGAAGTGGTCCAGACCTGCAGGAACCTTGCGCTCCTGCCCCTTGTTCAATTCGTCCACCGCATCTTTATTGGCGCGCAGCAGGTTCACGCCGATCTCGCTCGCCTCGTTCGCCATCTTGGTCAGCGCCGCGATACCACGCAGGGATTCCATCGATTCCTGATTCAGTGGGTCGGCGTCGTCGATCTTTGCTACCTGCTCATGGGCGATGCCGGACAGGCGGTGTGCCGTGGCCGCACCGTACTCGGCTGCAGATGCAAGGTGCGTGCTGATGTTAGAAAGGCGCTGCGCCAGCGTCCCAACGATCTGCTGCCTCGACACCGGCAATGCGGAGATTTGTGCGGATATATCGCGGACTACCGCTTCGGCCTGTACTTTCTCGGAAGCCAAGCCCATCAAGGACTTTGCGGCTTTTTCGCCTGCGGACTTTTGCGGATTTATCCGGCGACGTATTGCAGCTTCATCAACATCAAAAGCTTTCGCCAGTGATCGTACAGATTCGCCATCTATCAAGTGGCGACGTTCGATCTCAACCCACTGATCATCGGTGAGCTTTGACTTCCTGGCCATTCTCGAATCTCTGTGTAGTTACCGCCGCCCGCGCCAGGTGTGCGCGGAAAGGAGACACGCAACCGGCCTTCGTTACGTCAGCGGCTGCGCCCGTTATTGGTTCCGCCACTTGTGGCGCGCTGGCGGGTTCCGTACCGCCACCGGCAAGCGCCGGCAGCAAGAATAAAAAAGCCGCCCGAAGGCGGCGAAGGTCGATCAGAGATCAACGAGGAGGCAATGAAACCGGTCTCGTCTCTCGCAAGCAGTCGCCGCTCGGGACGCTCTTAGCCAGCCTCGCCGGCACTCTCGATAGACGAACGAAAAAAAGCCCCGCGCATTTCTGCGAAGGGCTTTTGTTTGCTGAATAGAAAATCCAGCGTAGCGAAAACACTATACTTTCTGTCTGACACTTTTGCGACAACTATTTTGTCATGACACTTTGTAACAGCGCCGCTACATCACGAACATGCGGAAGCTGAGTTGTTCGTAAATCCAGCACAGGCGCTGCGAGAACACTTGCCGCGGAATGCCTAACACCGCCGCCTTGACCTTCTGCGGGCGCGGATCAAGATATTCCAAGGCAATGATTCTCTTAAAGCCCGGTGCTAGACATTCGATCTCTACTCCCAGCTTCACCACGTCGGCCGGCATCTCACGATACGTGTCCGTACTTCGGTTGTCGCTGTCGACGCGCTCCGTGACGAACGGCGCCTGCCGCGGATAACCGCCCTGCCGATCAATCTGGAACGTAGCCCACTCGGACAACAGTTCCTTGATGCGGTCAAACCTTGAATCACTCATTTTGCCTCCCTTCGTTGTGCAATACGTTTCTGCTTTTCCTTCTTCTGCCGCTCAAGTTCGGCAGGGAACTCGATAAGGTCGGCCGGGTCTCGGTACGCGCGCGACGGCAGCGCCCGGCTGCGCTCTTTCTCTTCGCGGATCATCAGCAGTGCCAGCCGGTCCATCTTTGCGATCTGCGCGTCGTTCATCGGCGACCTCTCCGAATATGCAAGGAGCGCTTGCGTTCGCATACTTTGCAGCGTGGGTAGTTGCCCGGCTCGAATAGCCATTCCACAGAGACGGCGCCAATGCTGCACAGCGGCTCCGCAAAGCCATCATGTCCATGCTTTGGTTCAAAGAAATGCACCTTCGCGCTATTCCCGATGACGCGCTTCGCCCATTGCGGCAGTGAACCGGAATCGATCTTCGGTCCCGAGAGGAATCCGTCCCTGATCTTCCCATCAGGGCAAAGCAGCGGCTGCATCTCGCCGACGACGATCGGCGTGAGGCGTTTCACGCCGCCTCCTTCATCAACTCTTCCTTGATCTGAAAATCCACGATCAGCTCGCGCGCATAGTCGGCGGTCATGTTCATCGTTTCCGCTTTCATGCGCTTCAGGCATTCCCGGCATGCGTACGTGTCGGTGTCGAAGATCGGCATGCCATAGCTCAGCTTGTTGGCGAGTTGGCGCAGGGCGGGCAGGCCGAGGTTGATGCCGCGGCGCGCTTCGTGCATGGCGTAGGCATCGACCACACCCATGACTGCTACGGCCGTGTCGTACCAATGGCCGTCGTTGTGATCCTTGAAGATCGGCTGGCCGTCCGTCGCCGTGTCGATCGTGCCATCCTGCTCGAGCTGGTCCAGAATGGCGATCAGTGGATTGAAGACCGCGGCGACCTTCCACGGCTGAGTCTTCAACAGCTGCTCGCCGGGCGGCTTTGGTCGGTATGCCTTATTCCGTTTTTTCTGTGCTGTCATGCTATTTCCCCAACACGATCGACAACTGCAGGATCACGGCGCCAAGGCAGTACCAAGCCATGCGCCAGTCCCGTGCACACACGCTGCTGATGCCATTGGCGGCGAACAGCGCCGTGATCAGCCACAGGAAGATGTTCGGCTGGAAGATCATGCGAGCCAGGTTCATGCTTCCCTCGCATCGACCAGCTGGAGCGCAGCAGTGGCATCTGCCGGCCGCATTTCCTGAATCGGCAAGAACTGGCGATTCGAACCTTGCTCCAGCACCGCGCGCGCGACTTGCGGATTCCCGATCAAGGTCGGCGGCGCCGACCCGAATCCCTGCTTGCTGTTGTTTGCTTCCGCGATGCCAACCAGCACCGGCGGGTATTCCGGGTTCTCGCTGCGACCTCGGAAGCTGCGATACCGGTTCACAAACTCGTTTTTGAAGAACGGCCAGTCTTTTTCATCCTTCTGGCCCATCGTGATCCAGCCGCCCATTTCGGTGAGAACGCGATGGATCAGGGCATCATCGAACACGACCGATTGATACGTTCCGACCGTCCGGACTGCGCGATCTACCTTCGCCCAGGCGACCAGCGCCGAGTCTTGCGTCGATCCTTGCAGCATGCGCACCACGTCGGCCGGCTTCGGCATGAACTGTCCGACATCCGGGTTCACGCAATGGCGGTTCAACGCATCGGTGATCGCCTTCAGGTCAAACGGCTTCATCGCCTCGAACCAGACGCGGCCGGCGAACTCGGAAAAGTCCTGTCGGTAGAACGCGGATACGTTCGCGATCAGCTTAAAAAATTCGGCGCGATCTTTGTCGATCATGGGGATTCTCCGGCCAGTCGGCGCGCGACTTCAGCATTGGATTTTTCGAGGGATTCCTGCTTGTTGAGGCGTTCGCCCTTGATGCGCTGGCAAACGGCTTTCAGGTATT